AGCGCCGGGCCAGCGTGGAGAAGCGCCAAGTCCAGCGGCAACTCCTGTGCCACCAGTCACTCTACCTCGACCTAAAGCCTGTTGCTGTTGTTGCCAAGGGGCTCCAGGTCTAGGCATACCACCGCCAGGGGGCGGCGGCTGAGGAGCGCCGGGAGCCTGACCCGGAATCTGTCCCGGAGCAAGTTCGGTGCGACGGCCAAATGTCCTCAACAGATGCCTTGGATCAAAAGCGGGCGGGCCGGGTGACGTTACGCCACCCGTCGGGGGTGCGGGCATACCCGTGTTTCCCCTCCCAGCCTGACCAGGAGTGTCATGCCACCCAGTCCCGGTCCAATACTGTCGTCTTCCGTCATTGATTTGACCGGTACTTACGCCGGTACGGCCGCTCGCAGGGGGTGCAAACGTACCCGGTTGCGTAGTATTGATGCTGTTACCGCCTCCGCCTCCAGGTCCGCCTCCGGGTGAGGGAATAGCTTGTGGCCGAGTATATCCACGAAACGCCTGAACTCCTTGTGCTAGCTCAGCAGGGGCTGTTGGAGGTGGAGGAGGTGGAGCAGCCTGAATATCTCCGGCACCGCCTTGCAGCTCTTCCTGTGGAGGAGCTGGTGCAACAGGCGCACGATTTCGATTTCTATTTCTATTACGTGGTGCCATCAATAGTCTCCTCAGCTAAGGCAGTAGCAGCCTTTATTGGTTTAGGTTTCTTTGTTTTATCTAGCGGATTTGCATAGCTGCGGAATGCTTTCACACCCGCCTTAACGTTTGAGGGGCTAGCAAGATTTAGTGACTTAAACGCGCCCTTGATGTTTCCACCAGCAAGTTGCTTAGTAGAACTAATAGTCTTCTTTACAGGCGCAATCGCTGCCTTTATAGGTGCAGTAGCTGCCTTTTTGAAGGCAGCACCTAGAAATTTTCCAAAGCCCATGACTTACTCCAGTTCATTCAAGAAGCTGTCAAGCTGACCTTCGCCAAGAATCCGTACAACCGGATTGCCATTGATCGTGAAATCTGAGCCAGCAAACTTAGCTGAACCTTCAAACGCCAGATCCGCCGAGCCACTAGAAGTGGGAACCGCTGCATCCTTAAAGGTGCTGCGCGTGCCCTTTTTGCCTTCTGCCATTTGTGTTTCTCCTTACGTAGTCGGCGCTAAGCCGTGCGCCTGAATAAAGTTTGCATCCCTGGGGAATCCAACAGATGCGTCGTCGTAGACCAGCATGCGCTGGCTTCTGTCTAGATCACTAAGTACACTTTGCTGGAGAGCATTGTCAAATAGTGTAGTATATTGTTTGTGTAGCTCCATGTTGAAGTACATGTTCTGTCTCTCTGGGGTTCCGGGCCAAAGGCACAGTTCCGAGAGCGCACCATAGACTAAGGTCTCTGCCTTAAGCAGAGTGATGGGAAAATCTGCATTAGCTGTTAACTCTGCATTAGCTACATATCTATAGATGAGATGCTGGTTTGCTGGAATCCGGGGCCAAAACTCGTATCGCGGATAAGCCACTCCGGCACTAACCCTAGGCTTCGCTGGGACATAGAGAATAGGCATACCTACATTTGTCCGTCTCGGGTCGATGAAGTCTAGATAGTTAGGCTGATGGAAAGGCCGGCGCAATCGCCAGTTATTATTAGCGTCTCGGATATCATCTAGCACTGCCAAATCAGAAGGGAATTCCACTAGGAAGTCTGCTATGACGAAGGCGCTAGTTGCAGCAGTTACGCCCGGGTAAGCCATATCCAAGGTTAGAATCGTAAAGGTGCCATCAATTGCGGTGATCGTGTAGTAGGGCGGAAAAGATCCGACTCGGAGTTGTTTACCCAGATATGTTGTGGCATTAGCCAAAGGAGTACTTAGGGTGGCAGTAGCTGAGCCATTGGTGACTGCTACTGTTCCGGTATTGATTTGGGCAATGGTTGTGTATTCAGAGTCTTTGTAGAGTTCACTCCAGTAATGCAAGTCCAAGCATCTCTTGTAAGTGTTTTTTACAAATGCTTGAGCTAGTGCTACTGGTGTGCCAGGGGCATAGAGAAGTACGCGATTCCAAACTTGTGAGAATGTATCTTGTGCCATCTAAGCTCCTGGGAAGTAGAGGGGCTCTTGGTAGAGCCCCCCTGCAAATTTGTTACTTACCGTAGAAGTCAAACTCGTAGTTACCGGAGCTGACAGCTGATGTGCTAGTAGGGATGTAAACAATGATTACACCCGAGCTATTCACATAATCCGCAGCACCCGCAGCGATGACAGTGATTCCGTCAATCGAGCCACTCCGCCCAGTAGGTACAACCGCCGTGATCTGTTTTAGGCCCACTTTCGCGGGAGTAACAGTATCAGTCGTTGCACTAGCTGAGGTAAGAATAACGCGGTTACGAACTCTGTCACCAGCCCATCCTTGTTCAACTTTAAGAATTGCCGCTGCAGCCATAGTTTATCTCCTTACCAACCGTTCCGGAATACATCAAGCTGCACAGTAATGGCGGAGTTAGTCGATGTGGTGACCGCGCCAATTGCGAAGCCGAACGTTTGCGGGGCGACAGGCACACTCACTGCCTGCGACGTAATGACCGCCGCGGCAAGAGTCTTGAACTGTGCGTTGTTAGCCAGCTGAACACGCTCACCAGCAACCACGGTATCCGTGACTGCTGCTGACGCGATGCCAGAGACCTGGATGAAACCGTACTTACCAGCCGCGGGGCTAGCACCAAGAGCTACTCCTGCTACGATGGGATTAGTCGTCCCACCGAGACAGTCGGTGCTCTCGCCGCTGACCACGAAGTCGTCAAGATCTACCCAATAGACCGGATGGCCCGAAACTAGGACCTCCGTGTCAGTCGTGTAGCGCTGTACGAACTGGAAGTGCTGCGGCTGCTTCTGGCCATTATCACGTCGAATGCCCATGACCTTGCCGAGCTGTCCAGGTTGATACGGAGTTTCCTCGGATACGTTAGCTAGGTTAGCTGACCCACCCTGGACCCAGAGACCATCTTTTTGAAAATTGCTCATTCAATTTCTCCAATCAAAGATTAGCTGATGCCCCAGAGGACGCGACCAAGCCGGGGGGCCTGTACGGTCATGTTACCAGCAAACTTGTAGTGACCAACCACTAGGGAGTTGTCTTGCGCCGGGAGGAAGCCCGTGAAGCCAAACCCGAATAGCGGATCGGTTGACAGATAAAAGCGGATGTACTTCGTGTTAAGGAAGTACAGAGTTTCGCCGGCAGCGAGTTCAGCAGCGCCAGCTGTTCCGCGGCCTAGCTTCGCAGCTTCGGACGCGCTTACGACATCAGTGCCCGGAGCGTAACGATCTTGGAAGATCGTAGAACCGTTGAACTTGATGCCCTGGAAACCAAAGTCAGCAGTAGTGCCCTCGTAGCGTTGCTGAGCGTGGAACGCCAGCTTGATGAGACTCATGCCCTTATTGGTCGTGATTAGCAGATCCGGAGACTCAGTGCCATAAACCACTGAATTGTAGGCCTGCTCTAGGATGGGGTAGCTTAGCGGACCAGCTACGTTTCCAGCCACAAAGCCCGTAGTCGCAAGCTTCGGTGAATTCAGCGCGGAGCCGATATTCGCATCGTTGCGGGTAAGGGTTAGGTAGTTAGGGAAGTAGTCACCAAAGGGGCCAGCCGTTACGCCCTCACAGAGCGCCTCGTCTAGACCATTGATGAACTTGGAACGATCAACTGCAACGCCCGTGCCAGCAGCCTGACCGTGCCGGAAGATGTCAGTAGCTAGCTTCGCGCTCATAGTTAGCGCGGCAGTCTGCATTAGCGTGTCGATATAGTTGAATACAGCTTCAGGGCCTGCAAGCTCTAGCTTCACCTTCTCGATGAGTGCTGGAACCGGGACGTTGTAGTAACGCGGGGTTACTGTTCCGCCCGTAAAGATCTGGTGCTGAGAAAGGTCAAAAGTATCCCCAGGCTGATATGCAGCAACGTTCATCATATCATACAGGAAATTCTCTTGCCAAGAGGGACCGCCGGCATACTTGGCCAAGCAATTACGCTTGATGTACGCCATCGTCGGGCCGCTCTTGAATACCTGATCTACCAGTCCGGGGACAATCGTCTTCCGGGTGATAGCGTTTACGGTATCTAGAAATGCCATTGGTTAAAACTCCTATTAGACAGCACCAAATTGTGCTGGCTTGAAAGGCCCTGTTACTTCTTGCCTAGTCTGCTAGGTTGCCATCATACAGCTCTTTCATCGCAGCAGAAACGCGGTCTGCCCGTTCAGGGGCACGAACTCCGCCTTGATCCGCTGCCTTGTTAAGAGACTGAATATAGTCAACCACCGAAGGTCCGGAAGGCTGAAGATGATCGGGGCTGTTAGTCATCGCAGAACGTCTACCGTCTTCGAACCATTTCTTCCTCTCATCCTCATGGGACTTCTCAGCACGTTGCTGACGTTCCTCTGAGGTGAGATTCTGATAAGCTCGCCACGGCTCAATGCCCTGCTGAAGTGATAGCTTGATCACCTCACGAGGATCAATGTCAAAGTTGTTCTTAATGGAATCCTTGAGCACTGCGCTCATATCCCCTAGAACTGCTGGCAGAAGTCTGTCGAGTACTTCTGCTTTAGCACCTTGAGCCCTGAGACTCGCAAGGTCTTCTGCACTAAGGTTAATTCCTGTTCCTTGGGCTGCGGGAGGATTTCCGGTTCCTTCAGCAAGCTGCTCTCTTAGGGCATCTCGCTCAGCAATGAGGGCTGCGTTCTTGGGTGATTCATCTTCATACCAAGTTTCAAGCTCTCGCCTTGCCTGTTCCAGTTCCTTCTTAGAAGCATCCAGTTCATTCATTCGGCGATACAACTCTTTCTCGCCGACGGTGCCCCGGTAGACTTCTCTAGCAACTGGTAGTGCAAGCCAAGCTTCAAGTGCATCTTGCTCACTTGCGTCTACCTCATTTGCCATTTCCAAACCCCACGCCTTGAACAGCTCGTCTTCCTTCTTGCTCACGTATAGCTCCTTGGTAGCTTACCTACTAGACAGGGAAGTTCGGGTTAGGCCTCATCTGGCCTTGACCTTCTGTGCTTCCTTGAAAAGAGGCTCCACCTGAAACTGCCTTCGCTAGGACCTCCGCCAGCTGAGTTTTGATACCGTCTATCGCCTCAGCTTGATCGGGGAGAATTCCAGCCAATGAGTCTAGCGTATTGCTCAGCTCATCAAAGACATCTTTGAGTCCTCCCCCGCCGCCTGGGGTTTCGGACCCTTCCATTGAATCATCTTCCGGTAGTCCCTGGGGTAACATACTGGTTAGCCCCTGAGGGGTGGCTCCCGGAGGAGGACCCGCCATTTTCTGAGAGGGCGGCATCGTAGCCATAATAGCTACTTCTTGCCGCTCTTGTTATTCTGCTCCGGTGCAGGAGAACCCATCCCCTTGGGGGAGGCTACTGCATCCTTAAACGGTGAACAAATCGCACCCTTGTTCATGGGGTAACTCTTCACCATAACCGACCCGCCACCTTTTGACATGTTACGCTCCTTTATGTTAAACGCCCTTTTTGAGCGCATACACATTATATGTGCATGTGCTTAAGATGTCAACTAACTTTCTGCAACTATCGGCCTAGTTCCGTTATCCCTAGTTTCTAGGTGTGGAGGAACCTGCCCACTAGGCGGGCGGCCCTGCTGGCCTTTTGGGCCAGGAGCTTCTGGTGGAGGAGCCCCGGGAGGCCCACCTTGAGGAGGACCACCTGGACCTGGGGGCGCTGCGCCCGGAGGAGGCTGAGACATCATCTGCTGAATCTGCATCAGCTGTTGCTGAAGCTGGGCCATCTGAAGCTGTAGATTCATATTTACTTGCTCCGGCGGAGGACCTTGCATAATCCCCATTCGCTTAGCTTCTGCGATGCGCTCCGGAACTGATTCTGATGGCATAGGTCCAGCATCCGGTACATCGAACTGATCCCAGATAGTCCAAGGATCTATCATCTGCTCCCGGAAGAGCTGAAGCATAAACATCTTCTGAGTAGTATGCGATACATTAAGCCAACTATTCGGGGCCACCTGGAAGCTGAAGAGCCTGTGATGCTTCATGGCCCTTTCGCTCCTGGGGCCTTCTCCAGCAGGGATCATGTTCCCGGGTTCAAAGTCGAAGTCCTCCCTAGTTAGGCCATCTTTACCTAGCAACTCAATCCGACGCGGAGCGGTATACCACTGAAAAAAGCCCACCTTTAGCAGGTCTGCTAGTTCCCCTAGAGCGACTTCCATGCTCCTTGAGCGCAAGCGGAGTAGAGGAGAAAGGGCTTCCAGGTACTTCTCCATGGTGTCTGATGAGGGCATCTGACCCATCTGGCTAAGTTGGGTGACTCCCCGAGTCCCTCCAGTGTCTTCCATCTCCCCTTTTAAGAATTCGATGAGTTCCGCGAAGATCTTGAAGACTTGCGGATTGGGGCCATCCAGAATTTTGAAAGGTTCTCCGGCAGCCGGATTATAGTGCATCTTGACACCAGGAGCGCGGGTGTCCAAAGCATCGAGGGCCGACTTAGGCATTGCCCGTTTATCCGCGGCAACACTTCTCCTGACCCATTGGGCAAGTCCATCATCTGCTCCTCTCAAAGCTTCATTGAGTGAATCCTGAAGGGGGATGAGATCCCCGATGATACTACAGCCTAGAATGCTCCAAGGAAGTGGATCTAGAGTAAAGCGTATTACCGGGAACTTTCCATGCCAGTGGGGGTTAGGAATATCTTTAAGGACTGTCTCAGGCGTAAAGATTACTAGTCGTCCCCTGGGATAGAGCTTAGCCATCTCTTTGGTTACTAGCTCTCCTGAGGGAGTTGAGGCTCCCATAGGATAGACTGTATAAGCCCAGTCCCCCTCACCCAAGGTTACAGGCTTATCAGTTAGATTAATGGAGTCATCCTTTACATAAGCCCGCATGATGTCCACTCCGGGGGCCTCTGTGGTGCCAGCTTTCCCATCTAGGATATCCCACTGGGGGCTGACCACATAATTAGGTGTCTTATCCCGGGCTTCCATTGGAGCCCAGCTAGTAACTTTTCCTGCCAGCTTAGAAGCTTTGGTAGGAAACATTCGCCGAATAGTTTCTAGGGGGAGGCGCTGGCGGAGAATGATTCCTCTCCAGGCTTGGATGTCATCAGAGAAAACCGGGTCTACCGGGATAACATCCCTGGGGTCGAAGGGAACCAACTCAAGATCCCCTTGTCCGCCATTAAGCTCGGAGTTATAGGTGAGAAGGCCATAACCTGAGCCGCCAACCAGACTGTATAGAATGATGCTGACGAGTCTCCGGTCTGCCTTTGTATTACGCCACCAAGATTTGGCGAGCTTGTTAAGTACATCGCTTTGCTCCTTTGAGCCCTCATCATAGGTCTCGTAATTCCAAATCGGTCGGACATCTGTCATGGTAGCAGCGATTTCCAGGGCAAGCTTCCTAAGTCTATTATCTGTAACTCGACTTAGTGCCTTTCCTTTACCAACCCCCTGCTTACCCTCAATATAGTTGATCGCTAGCGGGGCCTGATCCCAGGCTCTTTCCTTTTTGAGCTGTACGATCCCTTCACCGAACTTCATCCGAAGCCAGTTTAAGAGGGCTTTTTCCCGCTCACTAGCTGAAAGTTCCGCGGCTAAGTCTTGATCAATATTAGCCATATTAGTCTATTCCCTCACTACAACCTTGAATGAATCCATCTGCTAGGCAGAGCCATTTGCAATGTCCTAAGTATCTCATATTTTTGCCGCAAATGCACACCATTATAAGCCAATCCCCATCATCATGAGCGCGTTCGGGCCGGGCGGGCCACCAGCAACAGCCGTGTCTCCGAAGCCGATGTACCCGAACACCCGTGTCGTCGGGTCGGCGTCGTCCATGACGAAGGTCACGCCATCCGCATCGAGGCTCTGCACGTCCATGAGCCCCACGATCCCGCCGC